CGTGAACAAAATGAATTGGATCCTATTGATATTAAATGTCCTAGCTGTGCACATGAATACAAACAAAAAATTGTATTGAACGTCACTGATTTTTTCGAATAAGGCTTCTTCATCTCAATCCGGATGAGATCAAGAAGCTGACAGATGACATGGAAAAAGAAAGAATGAATATTCCGTTTAATGCTCAAAAACTAGCTTGGTTTATGAGAGGAGGAATTGATTTCAATGACATAATGAACATGAGTCATGCAGAAATTGACAATATTAATAAAATCATTGATGAACATATGGAGACTACTAAGAAAACCAAATTACCTTTCTTCTAATATTAATAGATGAACTACGTTCATCTGCCAGTGACCTATCGGTACACTGGCATTTTTATATCTTGAGATTATATATGTGAAAAGATGTTTTGTGTCACTAAAAGCGAGTGATAACGAGCGATGTGACACAATACGGGTTGTTGAGCGTAGCGATACAACCCATTACTTAGATATGCATATAAGTAAAAACGTTTAAACTCACTGAATAAAGTACAATCACCCCCCTCTTTTTCTTCTATTAAACCAGATATTTTCTCTGGGGGAAGAACGTTCGCCGAAGCACCGATAAAACCCATAACTATTTGTCATTGATCTGTTGACGCAGTAAAATTCCTTCCGAGAGGATGGTTACGTTTAGAGACTAGTTGCGCTTAGTATTGTCCGCGCTTTGGTCTTACTCCACAGACAGTGGTCGGATTGTCTGTAACGTTTCTAGTTAGATTAGACAGGTAATTGTTTGACCTGTGGGCTACATGATGTTTCATGTGCCTTGCTCTGTTTAGTGTAGTTTAGATTGTGTTTAAAGTGTTGTTAGACTTGGTGTCAGTTGAGTATTTTGTAGATTGTTGATTAGATGAGAGTAGTTTGACCAATGATCCATATCTCTGAAAAAATGGTTCAAACGAGTATATATTCCAAGCACCATGTACTCTAGTTGAATAAGTTACATGATTGAGATCCATCCACAAACCAGTTTGTTGTTGCTGATGATGTAGAATAGATGTCTTGACTTGTACTGCTACATAGCGACCTTTACGATTAAACTTCATTAATAAGATATTGAAGTCACCAGGATCACTAGCGGTCATCAATTGATCTATCCACGTTTCCAATTGCTTAGATTCGTCAAATAGTTGATGAAATTGAAAATCAGCATAAAACTTACATTCACAATTAAACAATGGAAAACTTTGACCAGGAATAATATCCCCTTTAAAGTTTCTAATTTGTCCCTCATGTAATATTTGTTTACGATGACTATTAGTACCACCAGTATAAGCACCAGAACCAGGTGCTCTCATGAAATTTTCTCCATATAACTCTGATAGAAATTTGGAAACTTCACGTTCAAACCCACTTCCTTTGTTTTTACTTTTACTTGGCATGGTAATACTTATCTCTTGATTGTTAAATTTAAAAATTTTATGTCCAGTCAGTTATAAACTGATCTTTGACTTCTACATTGGGAAATAACCAACGTGATACAAAATCAGTTTGGTGTTCTGCCGTACAATTATGATCAGTCAACCATGATTCAATATCTTTCCAATTTGGTCCAACATGAACAATGTTGACGATTAATTCATTATCAGTATTAAAATTTATAACATATAAATTTCGTGATAACTTACTTATTTTAATTTTTTCATAATTTATTTTCATACCTGAGTCTCCATGGTAGTTTCATATGATGTGAATCCGCCCTCTTTAATAACTTTTAGAACACTGGATACACGATTTGTTAGTTCATCTCTGTGTGAGACAAGCCATACTGATTTGTTACGTCTACGTGACATATCTTTTAGTAGAGCAATACTATTTTCAACTCCAATAGTATCTAAACCATTATCAATCAACTCATCAACAAATAATACATTGATAGGACTATATAGTGATTCATATACATCTCTAAATGAAAAAGATAGCCCAAGGATCAGTCTATTACGCTCACCACGACTTAGATTATCAAAGTCTAGCTCACGACCTAGCTCAGTGATTTCAACTGTTAAATCATTCTGAAATACAACTGTGTGTGGTAACCCCATGGCATCCAAATAGAAAGACAGACGACTGTTCAAATAAGTTAAATTTTGTTCAATAATCTTTTTACGAACGAAAGATTTTTTGTTTGTCAACAAATCTAACAAGTATTCTTGATGTTGCATGACTCTTGTTAGTTGATTGATATGATCAAATGATACAGTTTGAATGGCTTCACGTTCCATTTCGGCGATTTGATCTATATATGGATCAGTTTCATCATGTTTATTGGCAATTTGATCCAATAATGAACTAACTCTAGATGAATGTTTAATTGCCTGATCTTCTGTATCATAATGAGTTACAGGTAACTCACCACATACAATCTCGTCAGCACTAATATCAATTATCTGTAGATCGTATGGGTCTTGTTCCTGACGTTTGTTCTCAATTTCTATTTGTAAATTCAATACAGTATAACCATGTTTAATGGCATCACTTTCATTCTTATAATGTGTTACTGGCGTAATATTTATAACAATCACCGAATCATTAAGTAATTCAAGTTGACTGTTAAGATCAAATATTCTGACTAACGATAAATCCAATGATTCATTCTTTAATTTTAAGACTGATTCATGATTATGATCATGAAAATCTTGTCCACATGCATAACATTTGTTTTCTTTTAGAGTTTTTATTTCATTTTCTATCTTCTCAGAGTTTTTGGTTTCTTTATCTAGTTCAAGTTTAACTCTAACAATATCTTTTTTTATAGTATTCTGATCAACAACTTGTTGATTGTATACGGCTAAGTCTTTATGAGCCTGCAATTCAGCATCAATATTAATTGAATTGAGTTTCTCAAGTTTTTCACTCAATGATTTGATATCATTGGATCGTGATTGTTTCCAACTTGTTTGTCTAGCGACTAAACTATCATAACGATTTTTCTTTTCTAGACAATCATTATAAATGGATAGGTCTTTGTGTGACTTGAGTTCTAGATTAATGTCAATCTTACTCAACTCATCATATTCGTTAACTAGTTTAGTTAAATCTTCATCATGTTTTGTTTTCCATAAACGTTGACGACGTTTGAGATTCTCAATCTGTTCACCAATACGTTTATTGGCTTCTTCAAGCGCACGTATACGATACTCTTCCTGTTGAATATCATCTTTGGTCTGTTTGTTCAGTATCTTAATGGCATCAGCTTTTTCAGATAAGATAGTAACACCCAATAACTGTTCAATGATAACACGTTGATCATTGGCTTTAAGTGATAGAAATGGTTCGTTGTAAGTATTCAGACCAACAATGTGTCTGAACATATCACTACTCATGTGTAAGACCTTTTCAATAGCGTCCTGAGTTTCACGACTGTCACCTTGACTGTCATTGGTCTCTTCACTAGCCATTTCTTGATCATTTACATAAAATTTCAAAAATGTAGGTTTACGTCCACGTTCAATTCGGTATTCAATATCATCTACTGAGAATGATAGTGTTACAACCATGGCTTTACCATTGGTTCTATTTATAAGATTGTCTTTTTTGATGTTGTTGATACCACCACCAAAAAGAGCATAAGATAATCCTTGCAAAATACTAGTTTTACCGGTACCATTTTTAGCCCCATCACCACCTAAATCTAGATTTTCACCTAGAATTAACGTTAGGTCTTGATTGTTGAAATCGACTGTTTGACTAACAGCGCCAATAGATAGAAAGTTCTTAAGAGTTAAAATACCAAGTGTAATCATATGTTCCTATAAATATCCAACAATAACTTCTTGTCAAATGTTCCTTGTTCCAAACTTTCAATTTGTGTTTGAATAATTGTATCCACGCTTTCAAATTGAGTATCTGAATTATCTGGATTATTGTCTGTGAAATCTCGTTTGATAGGAATCAATGTAAGTTCTCTAAGATGATGTTCTGGCATGAGTTTTTCACGAATGAAACTTGCCTCTTCAAACGAGATATCAATATCTAGATTGATTCTAACATAACTATCAGACAATAACAAGCCACTTGGATCATCCAATACATCACTTAAATTATATACACGATACTTAGGGGCATTAGGCCAACCAAAATACATGGGTTCTTTGTCCCATTCTAATACCATCATGCCACGTTTATCATCACCAGCATCGGCATAGTTATGAGGGAAGGCATTTCCAATATAGGTAATGTTATTTTTCTTTTGACGTTTGTGAAAATGACCACTAAATACGGCTTCATATCCATTTAAATGTTCACTTTGAATTTCTTTATAATCTGGCATTTGAATCATGGCATTCATAAAGAAATTTGGAAGTTCTAGATGAGAGAATACATATTTCCCTTTCATCTTTTTAAGACGTTTCCATTCATCTCCAACGATCCTCGGAATGATAGTTACATCTCCCTGTGTGAACCATTCATCTATTATAATGACATTTGGAAGATGTTTTGCCCATTCTACTGAATGAGTATCTCTTTTATCTCTATAAAACATATCGTGATTACCCACGATAAAGTATATTTTATCAAATGCCGCACTTAACTTTTCAAGACCTCTAAGACTAAACTGTAGAGTTTGAATATTAATAGCGGCACGATTATGATGCCAATCTCCTAGAAAGAAACAAGTTTCACAGTTTTGTTTTTTAGCAGTTTCAATAAACCAATCAACGAAATTTGTACAATCCGTATTATGTTGTATTGAATTGTTTTTCAAACCCCAATGAATATCAGTGAATGTTGCTGCTTTTTTGAATAAATTTGTCATCTAGTGATTATACAGTATGAAAATTGATTAATCAATATTTTCGGAGTGATTAACCAATATTACGTCTTTTTTCTCTTTCGCTATCTAAACTATGTTGACGAGTGAAACTGGGATTTAACCCATTAGATTCCAAAATATCATCTCTAATGTTTTGAACACGTTTTTCTGTATTAAGAACACGACAGAAACTATTGGTAATAGCGGCTGTATAGTAGGCAAATGGATTTTGTGATTTAGCTTCATTGAAACGTAAACCAACGTATGTCAATTGTAAAATGGCTGCACCTCTCATCTCATCCACGTAAGTATAACCACGCCAATTGAATCTTAATGAATACTTTTCACATAGTTTCAAGTACATGTTAGCCAACTTATTTGTAATTTGACCATGATCTTTTGAAAAATCTCCAGTTTTCAAATCACCAACCCAATGACTTTTACCAACACAAACTAGTGAATTTTTATCATTAATTTTGAAATGTTGAAATGGAGGGAAGTTTAAACGAACGTGAACCATATTATCTAGACCCATTTCTTTTGCTAATCCTTTGTCTTCCAAATCTTCAAATAGAATATCTTCTGTTGGTTCAAAGTCAAAGATTTCTTTTGCTGATTTTGGTTTGGAATTCTTTCTTGGTTGTTTTGGAGCAACTGGTATATGATCCCAAGTCATGACTCTAAAAACCAAATCTGTATTTTTAATGGTTTCTGGGTCAATTTTTTCTGTTTTGATTTTTACACCATCTGGACCAACTACTTGACTCAATCTAGCCGCTCGATTTTCTTTAGCTTTTTGAATAGTTTCTGGTTTACTGGTATATTCCAAACTACGTTCTAGATTATTATTATCTTCATAATCTACAATAAAGTCATATTGATGATCATCTAGAGTTTCAAATTTACAATATGAATTTTTACTTGCATGTATTTCTTTTAAAATATCTTTATTGTTTAGATAGTTCTTTTTTGCTGGAATTTTTGTTGTGATCATATGCTCTTTAGGTTAATATGTTGCAATTATACAACACAAGGTTGTGTAAGTCAAGTGAATTGGAAGATTGGTGAAAAAATACGACTATTATTTTGCGCTAAATAGTAGTAGAGGTATTCTATTTAGGGTAATACCGGAGACAACTATATGGGCAATCTTACACAAAAAACTGCGAGCGAAATAGCTGCTTTAAAAACCAATCAAGGTGAGGCTATTAATGCGGCAAATACCATTATAAACAGTCCCAAGTATACTCAGACCGCAGAATTACTTGATCGTGCAAATAAAACGGCAGAAACTGCAGCAGCAGTGTATGCAGAAACATTAGCTAATAGAAGTACTACTCCTGAACAAATAGCGTCTGCTAAAGCGGCATATAATGCTGCTAGTGATGTTCGAACATCTCTAACTCAATCACTTACAGAAATGACTGCTCAGGCCAATAATTTATTGGCGGACGCCGCATCATATCAATCTTCTGTTGATAGAACCGCGGCAACTCAAACTACTTCTCCAGCGCCAACACTTGCTCAAGATCAGGCAGCTGCCACTGAGGCAGGTAAGATTGCGGCCTCTCAGGCGTCCCCAAATCCTCCGCCTGTTCTTGAACCTGTTCAGAATTTAGCGGATTTTGACCCTAATATTCCTACTCCTATAACTCAAGAAATTCGTTCAGAATCAACAACTAATAACTCTTCTCCATCTAACCAAGTTACCGGAATAGTTGATATAGGGGCGTTTGATCCAAATGTAACTACATCACGAGAGGATATCAAGACCGTATCAAATGACGAAGTACGTAATTTATTACGTAAAGATGCTGAAAATATAATACAAGAAAATCAACGTGATGTCACGACAGATGGAGAAATTGGCAATTTTCAAGCGGCTGATGCTCAAGCATCACAAGATCAACTAGTAGTTAATGTTACTACAGAAGGTATTAAGACTGTTGATCTGATATCTGGAACAACATATGATGCAGAAACAATTAATCCTGGATCTGACCCAAACATTCGTCCTGGTACTATCATATATGATGATGGTAGTAGTTTGTATTATGATCCCAATACAGGTGAAACAATTACTACTGATACTGATGGTAATACATCTAGTTCAATTTTAATACCAACAACTGATAGTACAGAAAATAATAGTCTTCTCTCTGCAACATCTACATTACCTAATAGAAATCAACAATCTGGTATAGGATCACCTAAAGATTGGCGTTTTAGAATGAGTTTGGCACCTAGTGCAAATTATCTATACAAAGCCGCAACTCCTGGAATTTTAAAACCATTACTGGCAACTAATGGAGTTATTTTCCCGTATAGTCCACAAATAAATGTATCTTATAATGCAAGTTATAGTTCTTCTGATCTAGTACATACTAATTACAAAATATATAACTATAAAAACAGTAGTATTGAGTCTATCGGTATTACTGGAGAGTTTACATGTCAAGATAGTGCTGAAGCCAATTATGTATTGGCGGTTATACATTTCTTTAAAAGTGTAACTAAAATGTTTTATGGACAAGATCAAAATCCTCCAAGAGGTACTCCTCCTCCATTAGTGTATTTAAGTGGGTTTGGGCAATATCAATTTGATATGCATCCAGTTGTTGTTACAAGTTTTACACATACATTTCCGGCTGATGTGGATTATGTCAATGCTTATCCTACTAATAATAGTGTCTCAATAGGTGGACAAAACATGGCTCCATATATGCCTCAAATTGCAACCTTCTTTAGTCCATTGGATAGACTAAGAACATTGGCTAGCAACATTGTACCTGGAGGTAGAGCACCACCACCAACATTTATTAATAGTAAGAATATTAATGAAGTAACTAGGGTGCCTGCAAAAATTACCATTCAGTTGACATGTTTGCCAATAATAACAAGACAAGCCATGTCCAATGCATTTAGTTTGCAAAAATATGCTAGTGGGGAATTGATGAGAGGAAGTGTAAATTTCGGAAAAACAGGCGGAGGTATTTGGTAATGAGTTACCCAACAAGCAGTCCTTATTATTTGACACCCGTTGTCAATAACGTTTATTTAGATATTATGACAAATAGACCAATTTTTAGTGATCCAACTGATGTGTATTGGGAAATAACGGCAACATATAATCTTAGACCAGATTTGTTAGCTAGTGACTTATATAATGACAGTAGATTATGGTGGGTATTTGCTCAACGAAATCCAAACAAATTAAAAGATCCATTGTTTGATTTTGTAAATGGTGTTAATATTTATATACCAACATTAGATGCTTTGAAAGCATCATTGGGAATATAATATGGCATTTGATCCAAATCAAACGTCTAACGCTTATTTGCCGGGTGAAGCAGAATGGGCTAGAAAGTCTGCGGCCGCGGCCAATTTGGCTGAAGCTGAAAGATTAAAGAATCTTAACTTGGATGATAATGTAAATTCTGGTACTCCTAATGCTAGTGCTAAAAGTCCATCAACAGTAAACATTTCTACACCTATTAATTCTGGACAAAAAACAGGAAAAAGTTTAGTTGATCAAAATTTTCCCGGCAAAAGAAAAGATAATCCATTAAGTTATTATAGTAGTTATACATATTCATTAACATTGTATATGGTTACACCTGAATTTGCTAATGAGTTCACCAATGGACCTGCATCTGGTGCATTGTTGGCAAAACGTGGAGGCACTAATCAAGTATTTGTAGTGGCTCAAAGTGGGGGTGTAAATACTAATGTAGATGATAGAGCAATAACTTTAAGTAAAACGTTGGGTAAAAACCAACAAGGACTTGATTATTTTATTGATGATCTTACATTTACAGCCGCGATGCCAGGAGGCCCTCAAGGACAAACTACTGCTAGTGAAATATACTTTAAAATTGTTGAACCAAATGGATTTACTTTTTTACAAGATTTAACTATTGCGTCAAATAATTTAAATAAAATAAGTCAAATATCAAAATCTTCAACCACTAAACCAACAGCTGCAGCACAACATTATATTATATCAATAAGATATTATGGATATGATTCTTCCGGCAGTTTAATGCAATCAACCACCGATAAAACTAATTTTTCTGATTCATCGGCTGCAGCAGAAAGACATATTCCCATTACCATTCGTAATATTAAGTTTAAACTTGACGATAAGGCAACTACATATTCATGTGAAGCATTGAACTCCGGAGAACAGGCGGGTTTTGCAAAATCTACTGGTATTGTAGAACAACAAACCAGCGTTTCTGGTAGTACAGTACAAGATGTTTTATTAGGTGGTACTGGTGGGGCTGTTGGATTACTTCAAGTTATCAACAATGTAAATAAAGATAAAAAAGATAAAAATAAAATAGTTGAAATACCTAATGAATATACAATAGAATTTATTGGAAAAAACAATCCAATTGCCAAATCAAATTTACTTGATGATAAAAGTTTTGATTCAAGAACATCTAAGATGAGTTCTGTATCAAGAACAGATGCATCAAACATTAGTGCTAGTTTCAAAGCAGTTACCGTAAATACAACGGCCAGAAGTTTAAGTATTGCGGCTGGAACTCCAATTGTACAAGCAATCGATAATATTATTATTAAAAGTGATTTTATAACTGGAGCTCTTACTAAAGTAAACACTAGTGCACCCGAATCAAAAACAGTCACTTCACCACCTACTAGACCACTACAATGGTATAGTATTAATCCAGTTGTTACTGTCAAAGGAATGGATTCAAAAACGAATAAATGGGCATATAAAATTACATATCAAATTGGTACGTATGATGTACCATATGCAAGAAGTCCTTATGTTGGGTCAAGAGTCAAATATCCAGGGCCATTTAAATATTATGGATATTATCTTACTGGAGAAAATACAGAAATATTAGAATATGAACAGACATATAATAATTTGTATGCCATAACTGCTGGTAAAACTACAAATGATGCGGAAATATCTCCTACTAATGTTAAAAACACAAATGTACCTTTACTATCTCAGCCATCTACCAGTAGTCCTGTTGGTGGTAAATTATTTCAAGGTAGTGAAATAAATGAAAGTGTTCGTGCGTCATTGTTTAGTCCTGGAGACAGAGCACAGGCAAAAATTAAAATATTAGGCGATCCTGATTATATAATGAGTATCATTGGTTGTAATCAAACTGCTCAAGCAATAGGAAAAACATCTGCCGAATCAGCAATTAAATTAATGCATTATGGAGCAGATAATAGTATTAATCCTTTTACTGGTCAAGTGTTTATACAAATTATGTTTAATCTTACTACTGATTATCAGAATAATGGCGTCATGGATATTAGCGATAAAATTCAATTTTATGATACCTCTGCAGTTGCAGATTCTGGAATTAAAGGTATAGTGTACAAAGTAAATAGAGTTGAGAGTAATTTTAGTAAAGGGTCTTTTACTCAAGTTCTTGATTTGTCAATCGTAGAAGCCAGTCAATTATTACAAGATGAAGATAAAAAAACAGTAGAAAGAACTACTGATACTACGGGCGCCGGCAGTGGAACTGCTAGAGAAGGTAATTTAACAGCCGCGGATCAAGAAGATGCAGACTTAGGCGCCGCCATAACAAATCAAGAAACCATTTCTCAAGTACAAAATTTTGAAAAAGAATTACCAGGCGCGGATGATGATAAGATAACAGTGGCAAATAAACAAATACAAACTGGAGGAATAGTTGAAGATACTGCTAGAGAAGTTTTTGGTAACGAATCAGTAAACGCGTTTGGTACAAATGCGGGAGGAGCAGCATTTTCTTTTAGTAGAAAAGTAGTAAGAAATAGACAAACATTGGCACCTGGACAACAGGCAGAGGAATAACATGGCACAAGATACCCAACAACGAACAGGGTCCCCTAATAATTATCAAAGTGATCGTGGCGGCGCCACACTTATTTCCGAGGCAGTTATTGGAATAGTTAAAAATAACGTTGACCCATCACATAGCGGAAGAGTTCAAGTATATATTGCAAAATTTGGTGGTAGTGATCCTAATGACAATAAAAGTTGGATTACAGTTAGTTATTTGAGTCCATTTTATGGAGTATCGGGACCAGGAAATAATCCAGCAGAAGGCGGGTCAGCAGAAGGTTACGGAAAGTTTGTTGGTAATCCTCAAAGTTTTGGATTTTGGTCAGGTGCACCAGAAATTGGCACTCAAGTTCTTTGTATATTTGTTGATGGTGATACTCAAAACGGATTTTATTTGGGTTGTGTTCCTCAGGCCGGTTTACTTAGTATGACACCAGCACTTGGTAGTAGTAAAGTAATTGTCCCTAATGACGGAGAAGCTAAAACATATGGTGGGGCGGATAGATTACCGGCCGGAGAAGTAAACACAACTAATCCTAATATTAAGAATAGTGGTACTATAGTAACTGATCCAAAACCAGTGCATAGTTATCAAGCAGCAATATTATTTCAACAGGGTCTAATTAGAGACAATGCGCGTGGAGTTATCAGTAGTAGTGCTCAACGAGAAACACCTAGTAAAGTATTTGGCATCAGTACTCCCGGCGGGCCAATATATGAAGGTGGATATAATAACAGTACTATCAAAACTGCAGCCACCGAGTCATCTAATCCAACAAAATTAGATGTGATTGGTAGAACCGGCGGTCATAGTTTTGTTATGGACGATGGTGATTTACAGGGACAAGATCAATTAACAAGAATTAGAACCGCCAGTGGTCATATGATAATGATGAATGATAGTTCTCAATCATTGTTTATCATTCACGCTAATGGTCAAAGTTGGGTAGAATTGGGTAAAGAAGGTACGGTTGATATGTATGCCTCTAACTCAGTTAACATTAGAACTCAAGGTGATCTTAACTTACATGCAGATCGTGATTTGAATTTACATGCCAATAGAAACTTTACATTATATGGTAAAAATCTAAACATGGAATCTGATAATGATATGAATATCAGAAGCGGTGCCAATTTTAGTCAATATGCTAGTTCAAATTATACAGTTAAAAGTGGTAGTGATCTGGCATTGTTTGGTGGCGGTTCTACTAGTTTAGCTGGTAGTGGATCTACGTATGTAAATGGAAAAAAGATATATTTAAACAGCGGAAATGGTGGTACAACACCAGCTGAAGTTCCAGTAATACCAAAAGTTAATCACCCAGATACAACGTATAGTACAGAAAAAGGATGGATGTATCCAAGTCCAAATGCTTTACTATCGGTTACCAGTAGAGCACCAACTCATATGCCTTGGATTGCAAGTGGAAAAGGTGTTGATGTTAGTGTTTCTAGCAGTACTAATAGTAGTACTTCGACAACCACTCCAGCGGTTGCTCAAGTAAATAATAACACTCCTAGTGTGCCAAAAAGTCCTACAAATGCTGCTATTACTAGTACGGTACCACCACAAAAGGGAAGCATCATACCTGATCTTAATGGATCGGCAGTTACTGCTCTTACTGGACAAAATGCTGCCTCTAACAGTACATTACCTAGTGGTGCACCTCCGGCAAAAGCAATTAAAGGAACCGGAACATCAGCAGTTGTCTCTCCAGTTACATTAATGCCATTAATGTTTGTATTAAATGAAACAATAACTGAAAATGGCCAGTCAGTTTCTCCTTTTGAACCTTCATCAAATTCTAAACGAGCAAATGGAGTTCTTGATGGACCAGGGGGTTTAACGTTAGAACAAGCATGTGGTCCTGGTATGGCAATAAAACCTGGTTCGCAAGAATTACTTCAAACTAGACTTGCTCAAGGTATGCCAATGGATAAAGCAATACAAGGTTTAGTAACTGGTAATCTTGGTGCCACTGACGCTTATAAATTATTAACTAATGTTAAAGTTCAAACTCAAATTATTGCTGGTAGTATCAATAATTCTGCTACAAGTTTAGTAAATTCTGGAATATTAACTGGTACAGAAAGTGCTGGTCAGGCTGGAGGATTAGTATTAGCCTCTTCTAATTTTGGTGTTAACGCTGTTACCGGAATAGTTAATGGTACTGTAGGAACAGTTACTGGAATTGCACAGGGAGTTACCAATGTTATAACTGGAACAATTGGGACAGTAACCGCTATTGCTGGTGGAATTTCAACGGCCTCCAGTAAAATATCAGATATGATGGCTGGAGGTAAATTTGCCGGACAATTAAGTGATAGTATTAGTAATGGAGTTACTGGATTAGCTAATAGTGTCTCTGGAGCCATTTCAACTAGTGTTGATAATTTAGGAAAAAGTTTATCTGGTTTAGTAACTGGACTAGAAAGTACATTAAGAGGTGCCTTCAAAACGGTAGAAGCATCATTTAAGAATCTTACTGCTAATACTCCAAATATATTAGGCGGAAAAGGTAATGCTAGTAGTGTTACTGATTTGACAACTCCCGGCGCGAAATATGAATCCTCACAGGCTGCATTGGATTTAGCACAATCTAAATATGATGATGCTAGAGCTGCATATAGAAATAATCCAGATGATATAAACTCAATTGTATTAAGTTCTGCTGAATCAGAATTATCTGACGCTAGAAAGAAAGCGGCTAGTGCATCATTAGGAATTATAACTGGTGGAGTAGATTCTGTTATATCTGGAGTTAGTAATGCAGTTAAATCTGCCACATCTACTATTTCAAATATATTTACGGGTCCTGCAACAACACTTAATAGCGGAATAAACTCATTACCTGGGGGTTCTGGATCAATCGTTAATACTGTCAGTGAAGGTAATACAAATGTTGTCAACAATGTTAAGAATAGTATTACTTCTTCCGCTAGTACAGTAACTGGTTCTACAACAGCATCAAATTCATTATCTAATCCAACTGGGTTAGTTGGAAACTTAGTTAATAATACTACTAATGTCGTTACTGGTGTTGTAGGCGGAGTTGTTAATACAGCCACTGGACTTGTTACTGGAGTTATAAATACAGCAACAAATTTAGTAACGGGAACAGTGAACGCCGCGGTAGGTTTAGTAAATGGAGTTCTTGCTCTACCAGGCGCAATTGTCAAGTCAATCACTGCAACAGCAAATGGAATATTAAGTAGTATTCAAACTGCTATAGCAAGTTTTGGTAACATGGGCGGGCAAATCAAGTCGGCAATTCAGGCTGTTGAAACTTTTAGTAAAACTGATATGACATCAAAAATTGGGGTTAATATGGGAGATCCAAGAATACCAATCCCACTAACACTTACTAAATCTTCATCTCCGGAAGTGAGAGATCAAGGAACAACTGCAAATGATTCAGCATTAGATCAACAGGCTAAATTATTACAAAAAATAAACGATATTAAATCACAAATAAGTCAGACTCGCGCCAAGATTCGTCAAGAAAATAGAGAAGATGCTGGTTTTCTTACTAAACTATCTACTTTAAATAAAATAGAAAGTTTAGAAAGAGATTTAGAAAAAGCCAATAAAGAATATCAAGCGTTAGTATCTAATCAGAATCAAGCGCCACCAGCGGACCCACCTCCAGTGACTGCTACATCAGAAGTTACACCAAATGGATGGAATGTTAGTTCTTCTAAAACGTCAATATTTGCAGATGGTAAAGGGGCAGTAGTAAATCTTACGCCAGAACAATTTAATGCTAGATATGGTAACAAATAAAATAAGGAAATAAAATGCCAACATATAAGGGATTTTCAACACAAAACGTTAATCAACCATTATCATTAGTTAGAGCTGGTGTATATGGCGGAGTGGGATCCATAACTGTTCAACCGAGAATAGGTAAAAAGTTTGCGCTTTCAGATCAAAATTTAGTAATTAGAGATTTACTTAATGCTCTAAGTATTAAACAAGGGGATAAAGTAGGACAACCAACTTATGGTACAACATTATGGTCTTATTTGTTTGAATCAAGTACACAAGACACTCAACAGGCAATTGAAGATGAAGTTCGTAGAGTTATAAATTTAGATCCTAGAATCATCTTGAACAGTGTTGGTGTATATGTTCAAGAGAATGGTGTATTATTACAAATTGAAATGGCGTTTAATCCATTTAATGTGGCAACTCAAGTTGATTTTTTCTTAAATCGATATGATGGGTCTATTCAGCAACTGGCTCAATAACTGATGATATTTTTTTGTGATAAATATATGATATTCCATGGACATTAATATAATGTGTGTTTACACGATCTATAAAGCAACTAATATTGTAAATAATAAAGTTTATATAGGATTTACTTCATTGACTTTAGATGAACGTTCATGGAAAATTTTAAGGACGGAAGAATAACATGGCAACATCATCTCGCCAAAGCGCGCTTTTTGGATTGGCTGATTGGAAAAGATTCTATCAGACTTATAGACAGGCTGACTTTTCATCATATGATTATGAAACATTACGAAAAAGCTTCATTGATTATCTGACTATATATTATCCAGAAACGTTTAACGATTACATTGAATCCAGTGAATTTGTTGCACTATTGGATGTTATGGCCTTTATGGGTCAAGGATTAGCGTTTCGTGACGATTTAAACACTCGTGAAAACTTTATTGATACGGCAGAACGTAGAGATTCTGTTATAAAATTAGCAAACTTAGTTAGTTATAACCCAAAACGTAATACAGAAGCCAATGGTTTAGTGAAACTAACTGCCGTTAGTACTACAGAAAGTATATTTGATATCAATGGAGTTAGTTTAGGAAATAATACTGTATTGTGGAATGACTCGGCAAATTCCAACTGGCAAGAACAATTTAATACTATTTTAAATGCTACATATGTTAATAGTCAACGTGTTGGTCGTCCAGGAAATAGTCAAGATATTCTTGGAATTCAAACAGAAGAATATACTGTAAATATTATACCAAATCAAAATCCAGTGGTTCCATATATAACTCAAGTAAACGGAGTATTAACTAATTTTGAATTAGTTAGTGTCACTAGCATCAATAAAGATTATCTATATGAATTATCACCAGCCCCAAATGGTCAATTTAATATGGTATATCGTAATGATAAGTTAGGATATGGTAGTCCAAATACTGGATTTTTCTTCTATTTTAAACAAGGTACATTACAAAGTTATGATTTTTATTTTGCTGAAAAAATTCAAAATAATTTTCAAAACGTAGATATACCTGGTATTAATAATACTGATACCTGGTTATATAAAGTAAACAATGATGGTACCAACGGTGATCAATGGAATTTAGTTGATAATATTTTTACAACTAATTACAATAGTCAAGTAAATAGTTTAAATTCAATATTCAGTGTAGTATCAAGAACCAATGATCAAGTAAGTTATGTATTTGGAGATGGTGTATTTGGAGAAATTCCAGTTGGCAATTATAGAGCTTATGTAAGAGCTGGAAATTCATTAACCTATAGTATTGATCCAAGTGAAATGAATGGAATTGTAGTTAATATTCCATATGTAAGTCGTCAAAATACAAATGAAATATTAACAATAACATTTAGTTTACAAACAGTTAATAGTACGGCTCAAGCTCGTGAAAGTATACTTAATATTAAAGAACGTGCACCAGCACGTTATTATACTCAAAATCGTATGGTTAATGGAGAAGATTATAGTAATTTCCCATTTACTTTATACAATAGTATTATCAAAAGTTCGGCTCTTAATCGTAGTAGTATTGGTGTAAGTAGAAATATTGATCTATTAGATCCAACTGGAAAATATAGTAGTACTAACGTATTTGCTGATGATGGTGCATTATATACTGATCAATTAGATAAAAATGTGACATTCTCAACTCAAAATATTAATTTTGCAATTGAATTTCTATCAATAACTTTACCATCATTTTTAAGCAGTTCACCAACTATTCAATATTATCAAGAATATTATCCAAGATATACTGGATATTATCCAGGACCAGAATCAGATGATCATAGATGTTATTGGAATGAAACTACACTTGATGGATCAAATGTAACTGGATATTTTTACGTAAAATTATCATCTGGTGTTAATATACCAATATCTTTGGGAACTTACAGTACATATTCAATGAGATATATTACTCAGGGTGCACAACTTAAATTTGTAAGTCCACCAGGATTTTATTTTGATGTTAATAACAGATTACAACAAGGTATTCCAAATTACAACAACGGTGATCATACCAGTATATGGGTTGGTGTAAATGGAGTTATAGGAGATGGTTATAATTTTGGAGATGGTAATTTGTCTACGGGCATTGGACCAGTTACATTAAATTCATATATACCAACGGGAGCATATTTAGATCCGGATCAATCAATACCAACTGGAATAATTCCTCAATTTGATAATACTTTCAACACTGTTTTGACTACACAAATTCTTGATTTGATAAATCTCAAACAAGATTTTGCACTTAACTATGATAATAGTATTTTAATTAATCAAGAACGTTGGTCTATTGTACAACCAATACCTACTAATCCAACTTCAACTGATTACTTTGTTAAATTTGTTAGTGATAGTATTAATAATTCATATCTTGTCACTATTAAAAATGTTAACTATTATTTTGCATCTGTAGATCAAGTTAGATTTACATTCGATGGAACACAACGAGTATATGATCAACGTAGTGGTCAAGTATTTTCTGATTTTGTAAATATATTTAAAACAAATTCCAATTCTACTAATACCAGTACACTAGGTGAAGATTACATTTTAAATGTCACTGGACAACCAGCACAAAGTGATGGAATGCCAGATGATTATCAAATTACAGTAAGTAGTATTAATTTAATTAGTGGTTACACATATGATCCTGATTTTTTTAATACTATAGTTGGTTCAAGTTCAACTGCTTATGTATTTTTTAAAATATTTTCCGATATTAATGATTTATATAGAACTCAAGTTTTACCAGTTGGTTCAGTGATATATGCCTATTCAACTCAAAATCAAGTTTTAAATGTAATATATGAATATCCTACTGAAACATTATTCTATTGCATCAATGGAAGCATTACTAATCCAGTTCCAACTTTCTATCAATCTGTTGTTGTTCCTGGAACACAACCTCCAGTTCTCATTTTAAATGATGTTAGTTCATCATATACGGTTACTAGAGGACGTGGTGGAATTAACTTTCAATATCGTCATAATAGTGACAATACTACAAGAATTGATCCGGCCACTACAAACATCATTGATTTGTATTTGGTTACACAATCATATTATACTCAGTTTCAAAATTGGCTTAATGATAGTACTGGAACTGTTCCTTTACCACCTAAACCAACTATTCAAGAACTTCAACAGGCTTATGGAGAATTAGATAGTTATAAAATGATCAGTGATAGTGTGATTTTAAATAGTGTAAACTTCAAACCATTATTTGGAACAAAAGCTGCTCCTGCATTACGAGGAACAATTAAAGTTATTAAAAATCCTACAACAACTGTTAGTGATAGTCAAATTCGTAGTAGTGTTTTGGCTGCGCTTAATAGTTATTTTACAATTAATAATTGGGATTTTGGTGATACTTTCTACTTCAGTGAACTTACGGCCTATCTACATGTTCAATTGGGATCATTAATTAGTTCAGTAGTATTAGTACCTGCTAATCCTAATCAATCATTTGGTGATTTATATGAGATTTTAAGCGGCCCAAGCGAAATTTTCTGTAACGGTGCCACGGCTAATGATATTATTGTAATTAGTGCATTGACTCCATCGGCTTTACAAAGAACAATGTAATTTAAATTTTTCTGACTGATATAGATAAATTAGTCGTTTTTTGTAGTGATAAATAGTAGATACAGTAATGGATAATATAAAAAATGGCAACAAAAATTCGGTCACTTGATTTTCTTCCTGAAGTTTTTAGAACTGACAGTAATGCTCAGTTTCTTGCCGCAACATTAGATCAGTTGGTACAACAACCTGATCTACGTAGAGTTGAAGGATTTATTGGTCAAAAATATGGCTATTCTATTAACCCAACTGATCGTTATGTAGTTGAACCATCAAAAATCCGCTATGATTATCAATTGAATCCAAGTGTTGTATTCTTAAAAACTGATACTCAAACTGCAAAAGATTTTATTAATTATCCTGGTATGTTAAATGCTTTACAAAATAATGGGGCAATTACCGATAATAATAATAGATTATTTGAAAGTGAATATTATAGTTGGGATAGTTTTGCTGATCTAGATAAGATTGTTAACTATAGTCAATATTATTGGTTACCATATGGTCCAGATGCCG